AACACACGATGAACCAAGTGTATCCATAGTAACAATTACACAATATTCTAGACGTAAATGTTTGACGAACTTATCAGAACTAATAAAACAACAAGAATATTGCAATATAATCGAATGGGTTATTGTAGATGGTAGTCATCATTCGGTAGATGCTATTGCTAACGAAAAATATATTATCGCGCAATGGAAGACATTAGCTTTATTGCCATTCAATCTAGAAATTATTTATATACCTTTTAAACCCCAACAACATTTGAGTGATTTACGCAATACTGGGAATAAGTCTTGTCATGGAGATATTATTGTTTGTATGGACGACGATGATTATTATCCACCAACTCGTGTAAGTCATGCTGTATATCGCCTAATTAATTCATCCGCGCTTATTGCTGGATGTTCTAATGCATATATTTATTTTTATATGTACAATAAATTATTTCAATTCAAAAAATTTGGTGAAAATCATTCTACAAATAATTGTATGGCATACAAACGCGAATATTTGAAAAAACATTCACACGCGAGTGGATTGGATAAGGCAGAAGAAAGTAGTTTTACAAATGATTTTACTGAACCAATGGTACAACTAGATGCAGGACAAACTATTGTTATATCCGGTCATAATATGAATACTGTAGATAAGGATTGGTTATGTAATAGCGAAAAATCAAAAAAAATGGCAATTGAGCTTAATACATCTAATTATATTTCAAAATTTATACCATTACCTATTTTAATGAATATGGAAAAAATATTTGAAGAAATGGTTATGTAATAAAGTATTTTGCAAAAAATTGAAATTGTATCTTAAAAATAATTATAAGATACAATTGTTAACCAAACCGCACATTACTTATCAGATAAAATGAATTTGTTCATTCTCTCTTTGATTCAACGAGAAATCGCACAAGCTATGATGGATAAGCACATCAGCAAGATTTTATTAGAAGCAGTCCAGATGCTTTGTTCAGCGAAACGCGTTTTATCCCCAGATGATGAAAGCAATGACAAATTATATAAAATGGCACACAAAAACCATCCGGTAACTATTTGGTGCCGTGCGTCAAAAGCGAATTTTGTCTGGACATTGGATTTAGTTGACGAAATGCACAATGAATGGAAATACCGCTATGAACATCCAGAATCAAAACAACATAAATCTTATCTGATGGCTCAATATTTGCGAGAACATATGCCATCGGACGAATCGTTTGAAAAAGTAGGACTCACGCAATTCGCACTCGCAATGCCGGACCAATACAAAACAGCTGATCCAGTTGAATCCTACCGAAATTATTATATGTCAGAAGAAAAACAAAAAATCGCTACTTGGAAAAAATTACGTGAAAAGCCTGAATGGTATATAGTAAAAGTTTAAATATATATAAATTAAATCTCAAAATAAAATTATAAAAATCACAAAAAATTTTATAAAATCACAAAAAAATTAAAAAAGACACTTACCATGTCTTTTCTTTTTTCTTTTTTCGTATAATTTATTTACCCATCAATAAGGGTTTTCCCTCGCTCTATTCTAATAATAAGGATGTAATCTCTCTTCCTCTTCATCATCTCCTCCCCCATTGTGTTTAATCATTTCCATAATACTACGCAATGATTGAGCATTCGCACCAGCCTTCCCCTGTTCATGATATTTCACATACTCCCCATTTCGGGATTCTTCAAGAGTTTCAATCAATTCGGGAATAATCTGGTACGGCGTTTTCCCGAATTTATTTTGCTCTAAAAGCATGTTGGGTCGGTTTTCAATCATGCGCTCGATTTCATCGCGTGACTTTAAAGCACCAAAGAACACTTCATGTTCATCACGCCAAGAAGGATGGAGATGTTCGCACGCCTCGCAATGATAGTAAGTATCTATTTCAAACCCTCCTCGGCTGTATGCGATGATTGCTTCGTGAAGTTCATTGTTACCGAATCTTTCACAGCAACATTCAGCCTCTTCCCGATCCAAATCTTGGGTAAGGATAGACAATGCGTCCTGTTCATCACACCCATAAATTTCGGGCAATCGACGTTCTTCATCTTCTGGAACGTTGGCAAGAATTTTGTTGTGATGGTAACTACAAATACCTACTTGGAGTGTATCGTCGTACGGACCATGCCCTCGCGCTAGGTCTTTTTCGCGAGGACGGTGATGGTAAACGACATTATACGTTTCTAAGTCATCACTGCATCTATTCAAATAAGATGCGACACAAGTATCATGGAAATTTACTTGCTCTTCGGCGGCGGCTAAGTTCTGGTTCTGGTTCTGGTTCTGCATGGTGGCTGACGGCTCTCGGTAATTCAAATCAAATATGTCTCGTGAGACAGGTAGTGATATATAAATCAACTACGAAGGGTTACTCTTTGTAATATTTACAAAAAGTTTTCAATTTTTTGTAATTATTAGTAAAATTTTAAATACTTTCGATTAGATTCGAATCAGATTTTACCACTTAGATGTTTTTTTAACACTGATTTTTGGACCCTGCCCACGTTTTTTAGAACTATTAGGGTCATATGCTGTATCTTCATCATCCGAATTTAAATCCTTAGATAAATCCCAAAATTCTTTTGAACCTAATTTAAAATCCGCGTGATGTTCAGCTTTATACCAAAATATTTGGTCGTGTAATTTATTTGATTTTGAGTTATTATTAATCACTAAACATTCAAAATTTTCAGTGCATTGGTCCATGACTTGACAGAATGATTCGAATGTAGGAAACATACCAGCATAATTTTCCCAAATACGCTTACGATTCGCAATATAAGGTTCACGTAAAATAAATACATAATCAATATTTGTACGTAAATTTGGCGGAATACCTAGCGGGTATTGCATTGTAATAATTAACATAATTTTCCAGTGTCTTCCATTCATAAATAAAAGACGCATCATTTTATCTCTAGTCCATGTAGCATCATATAAACAATCATCTAAAATAACAAATGCGCGAGGGTCAATTGTTGAGCGTCGAAATTGTTCTAATTCTTTTTTTACCTGTTTTAAAACAGTTTTTTGTCTCTTAAGAATATTTTCAATAATAGATGTATTGTATTCTTCGTGAATAAATAACTTTGGAACATGAGAACTATAAAACCCATTTCCTGCTTCAGTTCCGGAAATAACAGTTCCAATAGGAATATCTTGATGATAAAATAATAAATCTCTTACTAAATAACTCTTACCAGTATCACGCCTTCCAATTAAAACGACTACAGGCCCTTTATTTTCATCTGGTCTAAAACTTATATTTCGCATATCAAATTTTTTTAGTTCTAATGTCATTAATTTGTATTAGAAAATAAAGAATTATATAAGACGCATAAATAAAACAATGATAACAAAATATATATATAATAATTTAATTAGTTAAAAAAGTAATATTTTATATATAATACAAATAATAATGGAAGTTGATAGTAAAAAATTTGATTTTACTTATATAAAGGAAGATAATCATAAACTTTTTAAAAGTTTAGAAGATAATAATTCAACTTTTGGAATTTTAGAACCACAAAATTATAATCCATTATATAATAATTTTTTTGAACTTTCTAAAACAAATAATAATAATATTATTTTGAATCACAACTGGATATTACAAAGTATTTCATCGCAAGAAACAAACAATATATTTGATTGTAAAGTAACAAACAAAGATATCAAAGAAAAACGAAAAACCTATTTAAAGTTTAGTCCATTGATAGATCCTATTAAATATTTACTTGGTAAATATGATATGAAAGATGAATCTTTATTAAAACTACCATTATTTGAATCTAATAATACTTGCCATCCTAAATCAAATACTTATAATAATACAGCATATATTGATAGTTTTTTTACATATTTATCAAGTAAATTATTACACGACCATGGCTTTGTTAATGGAATGGATTTTTATGGTTCTTTTTTAGCAAAAAAAAGTGATTTTAGAATTAATATTGTCGATGATATAGAATATTTAAATGATTCATTGTTTTTTCGAAAAAATGATAAGGTTTTGTATGAATTAGAGTATATTGATATGGATGATTTTAATAGTGATACGCGTAATTATAAAAAAAAATTAAATGTTGAAGATGATACACAAGAAACCTTAATATTGGATGATATAACTGATATTACTGAAGATACATGTGAAGATACGTGTGAATATTCAAATGAAAAAGAATTAGAAATCATAACATTAGATGATTTAGATTTAGATTTAATAAAA